TTGTTTTTGATGAATTGCTCTGTGGTCATTATTTTCCCCTTGCCAAGATTACCGGGATCAATTTCAAAGATTCCAGTTCATCAAAATCCGTTACAGATAAAACCCATTCTCGCCCCTGTATAACTTTAGATGCATCGACCATACCCCTGTCATCTATGTCGTACACCTTGCGTTCACCATCCCCTGTCTCCATAACCATCTTGGCACCGGTACCGTCCAAACCGATATAAGCCTTCCTGAATCGCTTTTTATTCCTTGCCCCAAAATCGGTTTCATGCGTCATAACACCTGAACTGATGCTCTCGCCGTTATCGGTTGCCCCATCTAATTCAAAGATACCTGTGCCATTAGCCCCGAACGCCCGGCCTTGATACACGCAATATGAATTAAAATCGAACCCAGAATATACAGACGGAAAAAAGGAAGGCGTGTTCAATACAAAGCACTCATAGATTTCATCGTCTAACTCAACCGTAGCCCCAAGCAACACCCCGTCTGTGACTGACAGGTACATGGTGGCGCCACTGCCTACCGCATCAACAAGGGTAATGGTTTCAGTCGTTGTTATAGCTATGGTGTTTGTTCCGGCAACGGTGTCGGTAGACGTTATTGTTTCAGCAATGGATTTAAAAAATGATGCTATCGCTGTTGGCGCGTCAACGACACTGATTGTTTCAGATGCCGACAAATCGAAAGCCCTGGATACTGAATCTGTTGCGGTTATTGTTTCAGCAAGACCGCTGCTAAATGTGCCTACCGCTGACAAGGCTTCGGCCACAGTTATGTTTTCAGATATCAACAAAGACAGCAGGGCGGTGACTGAATCCGTGGACGTAATTGACTCTGTTAATGTTCTTATCCATGAGGACACCACTGAATCAGTAGCGGTTATCGACTCGGCAATAGACCTGGAAATTGAAAGGTTATCGCCAAGCGTTTCTTTTAATGCAAGATATTCATGGACTAACAGGCATGTCAACGCAGATGGTACATCGGTAGCTGTGATTGATTCGGAAATTATCTCGTCAATCGCTTGAATCAAGCCGGCAGCGTCTCGAATAACCGCCGAATCTGATATAACTTCCACACCGTCCCATTTGGTTATCAGTGTTTCTTTTAACTGCAAATATTCTGAGACTCTTGCAAGTAACTGAAGTTCAACCGTGTCTGTTGATGTAATTGACTCGGCTATGGTTCGCAACCATGAGGATAAAGGATAATCCCAAATTGTGGTAATTTCTGAAAGATCATGTGGGTATCTGTTCCGTGGTAAAAAAGAGTCGCTTCCGTCTCCTGACTCCGATATGGTCCCTATTGTTTCTTTCGCCGCCGAAGTAATGGCCGTCCCACTACCTGATCCTTGAAAGTCTATCGCGAACATTTCGAACGCAGCAAAAGACGCGGTTCCGCTTGCCGATTCGGATAGCGCCTCTGGTATCGGTTTCAAAGGCGATAAAATACCGCTACCTACAATAGATTCACTTAACCCCCCTATGTTATCGAAAAGTGTCGCGCTACCAACTCCGGCTTCAACAATAACCCCGATATTATCGCTGAGCAAGTCGCCACCTGTACAGCTCTCTAATATTGATCTAAGGTTTAGTTGCTCGGGTTCCCCAAAGGTTAAAAGATCGTCAACGTTTGAATAACAGATTGCTTTTAGCCAGGCATCAGACCTTTTGACATTAGATACCCGAACCTCACGAATCGGGCCGTCCCAACCTCTACTGCTATCAGCGTTACCAATAAATGTATCAGTGCCGGCAGTTATCGCATCTGTTTCGTTGGTGGTGCCGATCTCTGTTAAGTCTGCCTGGACTCGTATAACCCCATCCCCCGATGGGTCATACCGCCCGACAAGGTAGTAATACGTGCCCAAACTAAAACTCGGTATAGAACCGGTAGCATTACTGCCGCCATTTATTCGAAACATGCACGTACCACTGGAATCAACCCAAAGCCCAACTATTTTTGAAAAAATTGTGCCCTTATGGAATATCCGAGCATAATCGCTCCCGCCAGCAGCATCTAAAGCGGCGATACCTTCAACCGTTATTGCACCAGTGATACTGAAACAATCATTTGTTACTTCTAAATAATCATTGTCGGCATCATCAAATTGTAATGCTTTGCCATAATCGCCATCAATTAAATCGCCTGAAGCCGTCAACCCTCCCCCGGGGGTGCCATCCGCCCCGCTTGAAGTAGAATCAAAAATGCAACCTGCCCCACCTGACGGGTCTTGGGCCATATGATACACAGCTTTAAAATAAGAGTCCCAAATATGTTGGACAACAGCGTCACCGGGGACACCGATATAAGTAGTATTGTTCGCGTGAGTAGGGTCATAATATATGTAAAGCTCAGTCACAGATGCGGAAGCAATAACTAAGTCGGACTTAGCTACCCAAACTAAAGCCTTCTCGTTTACAGAATCCCATTGCTCTACTTCACCATATATTTGAGTAGTCCCGTCTGCCTTAGTTACAGCTATCTTGAGGTAATTGACTCCGATGCTATCAAAAACGCAAGACATATCTTGGCTTGATTGGCCCACGGAAGTACCCAAAATTATTGGGACTGGGAATTGCGTTAAATCACTATCGATATTAGTGTTATCAACAGTGATTTTTATTCTATATCCCCAACCAGAAAGTTCAGCCATTAAAAGAATCCCTATTAAGAATCAGCTAAAGTAATCGTGCACTGGACAAGCAACACGTCAGTAGAAACGAGCGACTTCGCAACCGAAAACTGACTGGAACAAAACAACGTACCACCACCGGCTGTATCCGTATTGTCAGTCGCATCGCTCCCGCCGCCAACTAAAGATGCACCATAAATTGTCTTTGAAGCATTCATGGTAAAAGTAGCCTTACTCGCTGAATTCGTAATAGACTTACTGGACGCCGCCGCCTCAACAAACGCGACTCTTGCAGCTTCGGTATAAGCTGTGCTTTCTGTATATCCTGGGACAGCATAAGTGTTTGTAATTAAAGGTGTATAATCATCTTCAAAGATAGCGAAATACCATGTAGTAATCTGTGTCGATGCATGGAACATAATATCCAACATGGCGTCCAGTCCTTCATCAGTGAGGACGTTCCCCTGTGTCCACTTGTCGATTACTTTACCGTCCCGGACAATCTCGAATTTCCATTCAGTGCCTATCGGAATCCGAAAATTAGCACCGGCCGATTTCAAAACGTTTGCATCAAACTTTGTAATAACTGGAATTATAGTTTTCATTGTTTTTCCTTTTTATAAATCATGGTGCCGTGGCACCGTATAAACTCAATTGAATAGTTAATTTACTCCGACCACCATCAACGGTAACATACCCCCCTACGCCTGATCCTTCCAATTTCAATGATTTTCCATTTTCTGCCCACCAATCACCAAGTTTTTCTTCAACAAAATCTTCAAGTTTTGTGTTTCTCCCTACTGCGATAATATCAGCTTTCGACATTGTGCTTGGATCTACCCCGGCTCGATATTTTGCGGAAATCGTAATATCAAAAAATCGTTCCGAAGTGTATTCCCGATCTGCCCATACTGGGTTACCCCCGCTCACTGGTCCTGAATTGCTGATTAGATACCATGTCGAAATATAACTGGTCATATAAGCATCTTTGCAGAAACCTAAGTCCGGATGATATTCGGAACATTGCAAATTATCACTCTCGGAATATACTGCTTCTGCTCGGTTAGGTGTTACGTTGCCACAACTCCCAGTAGCGAACCCGTCTGATAAATAACTTGCTTTATTTCCCGTATAAAAAAGATGCGTAGCGCCAAGAGGCGTTTGTATTTCATGCGTATTTATATAACCGCTGTCATATGATTTTGTATATGTTAAGGTTTGCGGATCACCAACCGGGATTTCACAATATGTTACACCATCCAAGCCAAAGTATTGCTGATACGAATATGTTCCAGTCTCGATATTAAACGCACTTTTTTTCTCTTGTATATAATCCATAACCAAACAACTGTATTCATCGTCATAAAACGAAATTTTATAAGATGGATAGCAAAAATTATGGATATTGCGCTTAAAGGACGGCTTGGTTGAAACCGCTGAATAAACAGTAGACAAATTCGAATAATTCAAAAACTCGCCACCATCCATCGCACATTGATGAGAAACCACTGGAGAAGTTTCAAGCCATGGCCATATTTCCGAAGAAATCGTTTGGGCACTAAAACTACCTGACATATCTTGCCAACCAATACCTTGCCGTGCCATAAAACCACTAATTTCAAGACTTGTAGCAGGTTGTGTTATTTCATTTCCATCTATATCAGTTATCTGCGCCAATGAGTTACGGGGAAGGTTCCACACCCACAACCTTGTCGGATAGTCCCAATGCCAACTTGATCCTGCATTGAAATAAACGACCACATACACATCAATAATCTGACATGGCTGGGCACCGTCAATATGCCCAACCACGAAAATCTTGTTTTCAAGACCTTCACGTTGTTTTAAAACAATCACTTCATCATCTTCAGCAAACCCGGCAGCACTGCCCTCAATCGCCCCGTTGCTCAGTTCCTCAGCGTCTTCAGAACAATGGTAATAGATAGGGACAGTTTTGTGCTCAGCACCGTTTATCGATAGTGTGCAGGTGTCCGTATCCCCATCGACGCTTGAAATAACGCCTTTGAGGTATTCGTACCCCTGCATTTCACCGAAGCTTTTGAAGTTCTTTTTTGGCATAGTCCCTTACCAAAAATTATGACGTTGACATAGTAATGGCGTAAGTCACAGCAAGCTCGTCGTCAGCAATAACAGCCCTTGCCGTGGTAAATTTCTTGGCGCATATCAGCACACCGGTCGTGGCTGTCTTTGCAGCTGCAGTTGCCAAAAACGCACCATAAACCGTAATGCTGGCATCCATAACAAACTCTGCCTTGCTCGCTGTGTTGGTTACAGCAGATGCCGCCGCAGCCGCCACAGTGTAGGTAGCACGGTTGGTAGCAGGACTGTCATAGTCAGCATCCTGGCACTCTCCGTATGTCTGTCCTGAACCTAATTTAGCTGATGCCGTATCACCCAAGGCAGGGGTCACATTGTTTTTGAAAATCCCACAATAAACAGCAGACCATGTAGTTTGAGCCCGGAACAAAATATCCAGCGCCGCTGTCATGCCTTCAGTCGTGAAGGTGTTTTTCCCCTGATCACCGGAATAAATCACCTTACCATTCCGAAAGTGCTCCAACCACACGTTCCCCATCATGAGCGCCTTTGATTCCTCGATATGCTTGAGCGCGTACCGCATTTCTTTAGGATCTGTAATTATTTTACCCATCTTGTTTTCTCCTTTAATTGTTAAATCAAAACACCGCCCCGTCTTACTTCGCACGAAACATCTTCTTGCATGATTCCAGAAGTCGTAGGGACATCTTTCATTTTATTCGTCATCGGTAATTTGCCAGCCAACAAAGCAGCCTTTAATACAGCGTCTATCGTTCCTTCGCCTGATCCAGCGATCCCTTGTGATGCAGACGTTAAGAATTGGAACTCACCATCTTTTTGCCGATACAGGGACGCCCCACGTTCAGGAACACCCATAGTTAATTTATGTTTCGTTAAATTAAACAGCCTACCCGAAGCGTTGCCGGCCACAATCCCCTCAGTAGTTCGCCACACCGGAACATCCACATACCCTTTTTCGGGGGTACCCAACACGTCCCCAAGTTCTGGAAGATTGTTGCAATATGCCAATGTGCCATTAACCGAACCCGCCCCAGCGTTAATTTGTTTCATCTGTTCCGGTTCCGTCCCTGCCAGAAATACCGTCCTATCTTTCAACCCGATAAACAGGCCTGTGGGCACCATGGCAATTATTTTAATATCAGATTCAAACTTGAACCTGTTTGAGTTGAGTTTGAACCACCCCGGCCGGTATGGTTCTGAGTAATATAATTCGGGGCCAACAGATCCCCACATACGCCCAAACGCATAAGTTACGCCTGTCATATTCGGAGGGGGTACGCACATGAACGATGGTAAGGGCTCAATCAACGGGATGTCTACAATGGTGGCTACCTCGCCGACCAGTGAGAACACATGGCCGTATTTATCCGTTGCCCATACCAGCGCATCAGCCGGACGGTTAAGGACTGTTATGCCGCCCTCAGATGCCAATTCAATGGAAGATATAGGCCCGTTCCCGGATATCTCACCGTCGCTAACATTGGTGAAACAAACATGGTATAGGCCAGCAGGAAGATTCCCGGTGCCTACTGTAATCATGGGCCCAGGTGGTAAAGAAATACCCCAGTCGCTAACTGAATTGTCGGATGGATCAACCACGGCAGACCAATAAGCGTTTGACACGTACACCTTGCTTTCGCACAGCGTATAATCCAAGGGCCCGGTTCCGTCGATATCGTCAAGTTCAACCGCTACCCCAGTGCCTATGCTGTATAATTTTCCAGCCGCAGCACAAAGCATACAGGTTTCACAAGCCCACAAGCTATGAGACCCCGCCATGCTAAGATACAACGTGTACCCGTCACGCATGCTCAGCTTCCCGGCCCCGTCAACATCAGCGTTCAATACAATCCGTGGTGAGACTGTGTTCTTACCGCTAAAGAAAGCAGGGATTAAACTGTTCATGCCGGAAAAACCGGATATAGCAATCTCAGCCATTAATCACACGCCCCCAGGTCCGTGAACCCAGAACTGCCGGAAGCGAAATAAACCGGTTCGCCATCGATCCCGATATAATCAATCAGCTCTGTCAGAACATCGTTAAATTTCCGGGCATGGTATTGCTCAGCCCGTCCTTTGTTGTCCTCGCCGTCTTCAATCCCTTGCCCAAACTCTTCTCTACAAACCCAATGCCGGATCAACCGTTTTGCTAAATGGCTTGGTAGCCCGTCTGGTTCATCAGTCCCGGCACTCATATTTGCAGGCGCTGCATAATAATGGACGGTCACGGTCTGCTCAGACTTGCCTTGGTAATATAGAGAGCTGCCTTTGACCGCACATACCCGGACACTCCCAGTTTCAGATAAGTCTTTTTGAGGTAGGCCCCTGATGAACAACCTGAAACTATGGTAATCACCACCATGAGGACATGGAATCCTATTACCGGATGAGTCAACCACCAGCTTCAAACTCTTATCCCTGGCCATAAAATCATCAGGCATGGACACATAAGCTGCATCAGCTGAAGTCGTGACAGTGCCGATAGTGAACAGGTCGGGCAGAAACGGGGAGGTCATAGAGGGGTATTTGATATGATTCTCTGGCAATGATAGCCCGCCTGCTATGGCGTTAACCGCATCATTTATCATCGGGGTTAATACCGTAGCAGGGTATGCGCTGTTGTCGTTAAAAACCGCTTGAATATCGGTTATAAGCTCGGTTAAGTTTGGCATACCACCCCGCGTTTATTGTTAAAGGCCCTGCCGGGAGGAGGAAGAACCCGGCAGGGCAGGTAGGCCCAAAGCGTTAGTTACGCTTCGGTCGGGGTCTGCGTTACATAGGCCGAATCATCGTACTGCAAGAACAGACCAAGCTGACCGGCAGTATCGAACGTATTCGGGATACTGATTTCAATCACCTGGTACTCTTCGTCGTCTGATTCAGGGTCAAAAACTAACTGACCGTTTGTGGTATCCTGTACGCCGGCAACCATAACACCCTCAGCGGTTCCATCTGCGCCAGGCGTAAACGTCATAACCGCAGTGTCGTCACGGTTGAGCGTCACAACTTCGTCTTTGTCGGTTTCCTGATTATACACCGCGTACCCGGCAGCGATAACGCCACGGCAAGGTACAGGGAGGTAAAACAGGTCGGCAGCAGTGGTCACTGGAATTGTTATATAAATTTCTTTCATTTTTTAACTCCTTTTTTGGATCTGTATTATTTGGATTTTAAGCAGGCGGAGTCAAACCGCTATGCCGTACCTGAAGCCGACGATTGGAACAGATGAACTGTCCTCTAAACCGACTATTCGCATGAACGCTGTCCGGCTGGCCGATAACCTCTTTCGATACCCAGTTGGGTTTCGTGAAGTTGTATTTCGGATGTGCCTTCAACATCAGGAAGTTGAGGTTCAAAGCGTCCAGGTAGGTAGTCATGGAATTGTCGTCATAGTACACATCGGCAACAATCGGAGCGCCCTTGTGGGCCACGTTGTCCCAGCCGGCTTGCAAGGTAGGCTCATGTGAATACCTCTGCTGCGGATGAAGGCTTCTCTCGTATCCGTCTTTAAGGATAGTCGATGTGCAACAAAAGTTCGGCAGCGCGTCCTTGTGAGATCCCATGCCGGGCTCTCTAAAGATTTTCTGCATCACCTCAAAGGAAATCGCCTCTGACGTGGTGATTACATTGGCCGCCCACTGACTAACATTGTCCTCTGCTAAGGCACCATATTCAGTAGAACCGGTCGTATCAAACAAATTGCCCAGACCAAGAATCTGTCCAGCAGTCCCGGTGCCGATCAACATGGTAGCCAATTTGACACGAGATGATTTAACAATTGAATTGATTTTCACTTTGGTCAGATCGATAACCGCAGGGCCACCGCTGTTCTGGGTGAGCTCATCCAGATCCATTGCGTTAGATCCGTACAGGCCACCCCATGCAAACCGGGCAGCGTCCACGATATCCTGCTTCGACGTGGTGATAACTGTGGTTGCACCATAGTCACCACTGTTTGCAGTCCCGTACTCCAAAGGGACTTTAATCATGGTGCCACCGGGGACGATTTCGTTCGGCTTGACTTCCCAGTTACCCTTTTCCATTGCGTTCGACATGAGCTTCCATGCCAAGGCGGATGCCTTATTGACTATATCTTTGGGCTCAATAGAGTCCCAATAGACATCTGTGGTTGCGTTTAATTCACCTATTTCAGCCATTATATTTTCTCCTTACAGTGTTATGTCCCGGCTGCGTTGTTATACGCCTCACTCATCGCCGCATCGAGATCAGCACCTTTTAGTTTTGGTTTGTTTGTTGTTGCCTGCGTGCTCTGCCCCTTGGTAATAACTTTGCCAGTCTGCTGAGCACCTTCCTTCAATTTAAGGCGTTCCTCAAGGGCCGCACTCCGTTCCTGTTCAGCTTTTAACTGTCCGCTCATTTGTTCCTGTTGTATCTCACGATAGGCTAGAATTGGGTCAATCATCCCGGTGCGGTCGGCAGTCATCCTTTGCTGGATTGCACTCTGCATTTCCTCGCTATTAAAATCAGGATTGCTGTCCAGCCATTGCTGCTTACTCTGCTGTGAATCCCTTTCAGTAAGGGTCTTCTCAAACTGCTTCACCAGCTTTTCGGCGGTTCGGGTTTCGACCTTCTGCGCTTCGAGGCGTCTGGCTTGCTTATTCAAACCTGATAAAGTCTTTGAATAATCGTCGTCGTCAACATCCAGGCTCTCAATGGCCTTGTCGATTTTTGCCAGTTCCCCATCATAATCAGGGCCCGGGGCTTTCGCTTCAGTTGGTTTGGTCATTGATTCCTGAAGCATTTTTTGCGTTTGGTCGAGCTGTTTCCTGGTATACCCAAGGTCATTCCCCTGGCGGTCTACCAACTGTTTCAGCTCGTTATAACCCTTTGCGGCCTCTTCCGGTGTCTTGAAACTGGTTCCCGGAATGATAGGTTGAACTTCTGCGCCTTCTGCTTTTTCTTCTGCCATCGTGTCTCTCCTTCGCCGGGCCGTCTGTGTTTTTGATGTTATCCCATTCGGGCATCAACAGCGGTTTCCCCTTTGGTTAAAAATTAAAAAAGCCCTAATCAATGGCACTCGTAAAAGTGTTTATCCAAAGACTCGGGCTTCTAACTGTCGCTGAAAAATTCCAGCGGGTTATCCGTAATCGAGTTTATATTTTATATGTTAAGCGAATATTACCATAAAAATTAGTAAATTGCAATACTTTTCTATACTAAACCCTTTCTCTCTCCCTCACCTCAATAAATACGTCCCCAACTCCACCTTGATTGGCGTGTATCTCTACCTTGACATTTAACTGGCCTGTTGGCTTGCCGGCAAGCCAATCATTAACCCTTTCAAGCGTCTCCCCCATCGCCCGGACCACCTTGGCCTCCCCCTTCTCCATACTCACCCCGTAGCAATCAGTTTGTTGTCCTTGAGATACCTCTTGTACTCGCCCCTTGTCTCAATAGGCTTCTCATGGTCCCGTTGCAATACTTTCAACGCTGATGGCATCCAATTTATACCGCCTGTCGAATCGCATTGAATACCACCAAGGGACAAGACCCTTACCGCGGTCCCCCCGCACTTTTTGCATTTAACTTGTGGCAGTCTTTCGTCGATGTGGTAAATGCACTCCTGTATTGCTTTGCACTTTTTGCACTCATACTCATACACCGGCATTTGCCCCCTCCTTTTTATTGGGCTTCCCTCCACCCGTTTGATTCCCCTTTCCCTGTTCCTCAGCAGCAGCCACAAGCGCCTGATACAATGCCTGTGCCTCTTCCTCACTGATAACGCCTATCTCAACCAGCGCTTCAAAGGTCTGTTGGTACTGGTCAGCACTCATGCGCTCAATGATCTCTTTCCACCCTGGCACGTTCAACAGTTTTAAAGTGGCTTCCTGGTCAATAAGCCCCATCTGGAACAACTCACCGGCCATTTCCTGCACCTGAAGGTTCGTTCTCGGTGTAGTCGATCCGGCCTCAACGACATAACCAAACTTCATACCGGCGTAATCTGTCCCAATGAATGGCACCTGCTCACCGTTCTTATTGACAGATACCGGGTCCGTGCTGAAATTCTGCCACAACCCAATGGCCCACCGGCTTCTATTCTCTGCCAGGTTGTCAATACTGGACGTTTTTGACTGCATGACGACTTGGTTACGCTCCTGCAATGCCACGATAGCCTTTGCCGCTATAACCCCGCTTGGTGCTGTTCCCCGGTCTGCGTCCTCTATTTGATATGTCCTGTCGAAGAATCTTACCAACAATTCTAAGGTTTGATAGAATGATGCTGGCAAGTTAGGCGTGTCCAAGTAACGGATGGCCCCAGAAGCTATGTAGTTGCTTGGCTGTATAATTAGCCGGCCACCCTTGCCGTTATCGCTCTCTATCATTTCCCTGGTAATACCAATGTTTTTAGGCAAGATCAAGGGTGGTGACAGGGCGTCATCTACCCATTCTGTGATTTTCCGGATAATGCCGTTGATTTTCCCGATTAAATCACTGGTTTGTTCCGCAGCCGAAAAACCCCAGATGCTCACCAGGTCCCTGTAACTGTTTGCATAATATACAGGAAATCTCCCCCATGGATGCGTGTTTTTTGCCAGTTCACGATCTAACGCTGGGTTGATGTTCGGGTTTGCTGAATCGTCCAGAACCATCCACCCGCTTTCGTGTTTGCCTTCGTCTTTGGCTTTGGTGATAGTGATTTTTCTGATATGATCAGGGTAAACGCTGTCCTCTTCCTCAACGTCAACCATACCAATTTCCCCTGTTTCCGGGTCTGCCATAATAGCCGGTTCTTTCTTCTTACTTTTCCGTTCATCTCTAACCCACACTTCAACAATCAAGCATTGTTGTACACGACTGTCACGGCCTTCACCCTTGTCTGACTTTATCATCCGGTCGCTGTAATGGCCTACCGTATCACCACTAACACCACCTCGCGGCTTGTACTCTTCCCTTTCAGTCCCCATTAGGTCATATGCCACATCTGGGGCTATCGTGCCTTCCTTAACTTTAAAATCATGCTCGACTTTTGAAATGATACCGACATATGCGAAACAAACAAATGGTGCTTCGATGTCCATCTGTTCGTAATACCCTGGCGCCGGAAAAAACTGGAAAGGATCTGTCAGCATGATACCGACATCATCTATCGCTTTGTCATAATATGGCTTCTCTGGCGTGATACCGTATATTTCCATGGTTCTTGCCGATCCACGAGTTTTAACCTGCTGATTTGTGTCCTTCCACCACTTTTGGAGGCGCATTGTCATAACCTGGGTTAGATCCTCACCGGCCCCGGAAAGGTCAACCACCTCGCCTACTGGCTCCCGCGCTGTGATATTACTAACTGTCCTTTCTATATTAGCAAAAAACAAGTTGACAAGGCTCGACGGACCTTTAGACTTCTGCGCCGGGTATGATTGCTGTCGGTGAGCGTTCACACCTCGATACAATGCATAGTTGGCCAGGAAGTCACCGGGTTTACCGAGTCTTTCCTTCTCAGTCTTAGCAATATCAAACAACTGCGCTGCGAACTCTGCTACATCTGCATGCTTTGCCGGAGGTATATTGTTGAGCGTCCATTTATCAGATTTCATTTTTTACCCCGCAGTGCCGTTGGTGCCCTACTAACCCGGCTTTAGATTTGCAAACCTTCCCGCATGTGGGGCAAACGAACTCAGATACCAATGTGAACCTACCACTTGGCGCCAATGGGTACTCACATTCCGGGCAAAATAGCTCAGCGCAGCAGGTGCTATTGGTCCAATTCATGTCCAACGCCCAACCTCTTGACTTGTACGGCTCTACCAGTTGTAGCATGGACCCATTCGGCCTATCGTCCGGTTTGAATTTGTCAGTTGTTTCTGCAATTATCCGTTTACAACTCACGCATTGTATTTTCATTTGGCACCTACACTATTTTTAAATGATTCCAGTTTGCTCTTGATTCTATCCAGGTTCTTGTCGGCTTTCGGCTCCTCGGCCTTGAATTCTCCCGGTGTCTCGATCCGGAATACCTCTCCTTTGGGATTGCCGACAAACTGATCGTTACCACCCTTACCAGCTATTACACCTCTGTGATGCAACCAACCACCGGCCAACACAAACAATAACCCAATAACCCCACCGATACCAGCCCCTACCGCTACCATATAAATATCATTCATCTGCCAACCTCCATGCATTCTCCCCGATTGTATCCATCCATGCGCATCTGCCCAACAGCGTATGCACTAACCCTCCTACAGCCATTATCAACGGATCATTGCGCCGAAACTCCTTTAGCCTGTCAATAAATAGCCGGCATGTTCCCGGGTGAATCCGTCTCCTTTGTATTGCAGCCCTCAGCGACCTGGCATAATTATCAAATATCATCGGTGTATCGTAATCGTCAGGTGGTGTAATCATCAGCTCCAGGTCGTGTCTCTCGTTATAAAGACATACAGATGACAGGTATCTGACAGGATCACCGTAAAACTCTGCTAACAGTTCCCGCCTCAGTCCATATCCGTATTGATTCCGCAATCTCACACAAGCATTGAGCAATTCTTGTACGTCCCCGCTCTGATACTCCTCAAGAACTCGGAAAGTTGCGTCCGTTGCCGGGATGTGCTCAAGTGTATCAGAAGGCCGGACAACTCCAATTATTGCAACATAACCCGGTGTTTCAACCTCTGCTGTGTCCGTGACTTCTGTTGGCCAGCCTATACAGCCGTAAATGTCGTAAAATAGTAACCCGGATGTGTGCTCGTACCACCAGGGATTCTCTACCAAAGGCTGCCCTGTTACAACACTGTGATCATAGCGGGCTTGCCGTAGCTCGATAGCAAAGGGATGGGTTATATGTTTTATCTCCGATGTATTCATATTTGATTTATGTCAGCAAATGGCCCAAAAGCATTAATTGCAGCGTGGTTATAAGCTCGCGCAGCATCCAATTCTTTAGTGAAAATTCCTAAATGTTTTTCATTTCCGTTCACTTTTATCCTACTTTGCCATTTTTTATTGTTTTCCCGCCATACAACACCTTTAAATCTTGAACTATGCAATCTGGCAGACCTATTTTGACAATTCTGAGTACCGTTGCAAAGCCTTAAATTGTTTCTTTGGTTATTCAACCCATTGTGATCAATATGATCTACTTGAATATTACGTGGTGCATTTAAAATAAACCTATGCATAGAAAGCGATATTCTCTTTTGTGGGAGTTGGACATTATGCCGGGCATAAAACGTCCCGTGCCCTTTATCAATATGCCATTTCCACTGATTAAGTTGTTCATAATTCTCATCATCAACCTGTGCCACCATTCCCTGTGATAGATGTATCTCTTTCATAATATAACCCTTTCATATTCCCTGTATTTATAAAAGGGGAAGACCGGCAGGGTTATCCGGTTTTTCAGGAGCTACCCTATCCCCCTTAGTTTTATCATGCTGCCGCCATTTCTGATAAAATATCGTGACATCCCGCGAAAAACCCACCTTGGCTTGCGAATGTCTGTCTCAAAGCATCCGCTTTGTTCGGGGATCTTCCTAGTATTTCCTTCAAGTCATCTTGACTCGTAACCACAATCTTACCTTCCTTGACCTCATATATAACCGCCGTCAATTCTTCAATCAATTCCTCATCTGGCGGTAGCATTGCCCCCGGGTCAGTTCTCAACCATTCCCGAAGTTGCCACCACAACTGGTCTCGCATCTTACGGAACTCACCTATTTCTATAGCAAATGTGGGTTTGTTTGCGCCTTTAACCGCTGTAGCCACACAACCCAACGCGACCATGTGAGGCGCCACACCCGAACCAACACCAGTGGCGTCAACCCTTGCCGCTGATATCCGGGGGTGCGAATTGTACCAGTCAACAGCCCGTGAACCCGTTACGATCATATCGACCCCGTTCCATGTGTCGCGCTCTGGGATCGGTTTTGTCACAAATCCACCGTAACGAGCGATAGCAACATTATAATCGTCCCCGAACTCTGCACAATCAAGGCCCATAATGCCATCAACACCGATAGGTGGCGTCTCACCGTACTTGGCAACGTACATATCCCACCTGCTGCGCGCATTGTTGACCCATTCTCTCGATATAAGTTGGTTGCTGCCCTGCGCCGGATACCGACCTAAAACCATATACGCGAATGCCGGGTTTGCAATGACATACTCTCCTGGCTGTAAAGGTGGATAAAGCCCGCCATTCTTCCGCATCGCTTGAGCGCCCACAAGGCATTCAGGCAAATCAAACAATACCTCTCTATCCGGCTTTTCCCCTTCAATTCTGTGTCTACACCATTCATTCACTCGCCGTGCTGTCGTGTTCCGATCCACTGCGCCGGGTATAACGTCCTCACCAGTTAAAACATTAGGGTGCTCAAATGCCGACAAGTGGACCACGTTTGCCTCGCCGTCACGAATCATACGATACACAGCACCGGAGGCCATGCGGGGGTTGAACATAATCAGCATCCGCATGTGGCCACCAGACATACACGACTCGGCACCACGATATGGCGGGTCCGGGATTGCGTCACCCTCATCAAAAATAAACAGCATGTGCTCTTGATGTTTTCCAGAAAACTTGGCCTCGCGCTCCTTGTCTGTCCCTGATGATGGGATAGTGACACCTGTAATAAACTGCTCCGGGTGCCGCTCTATGTTCATTGATCTGATTTCGTCGTCCTTGAATAAGTCGGGATGGTTCATAGCTATGGAGCCAATTTCTCCCCATAGTAATTTTTTAAGATTTTCAAGCGGGGGCGCTGCTGCGGTAAAAACTTTGCTCTCTGTAAATGCCTTGTAGAACCAAACGCCTGCCCTTGCTGCGCCATGGGTCTTACCTGTGGCATTAGCAGAAATAGCAATCGTAACGGGGTTATCCCTAACTGATTCCAGCATCCTTTCAACGTCACTTGTTAGATTCTCGCCCAGTTCATTTTCGCAGAATCCGACAGGGTTGTCCTGGTACTCTGAATATTCACTCTCCCCTCCGCCGGTCTGGTCAATTTGGCTGAATAACTGCGCGTACAGCCCGTCTTTGGCGTAATCTGTATACGATGCGGTCTCTAACACCAGTGTCAACCTCTCCTATTGTCTGTAAAACTTCGGCCTGAAACTCCTCTGCTGCTTTGATATCATACAGGGCTTGGAATATTTCCAACTGCAATTTCAATTGGCACCTAATCTCTGCCATGGCCTTCAGCGCCAGTTCCCGGGGATCTTTCATCTTGATTTCCGATACTTCGATTTCGTCCCCGTTGCCTGTCTTAACACGTTTAACCTGCGACTCTAAGACCCTTAATGCTGTTTCGTCCCCCTTGTTCCACTTCATTAACAAGTCTAATATCTCGTTTGCATCCCCGTTGATCTTCTGGAGTTGGTCTAATGCATTGATCTCCCGCTTGTGTATCGCTGGGGCAGATTGTGTTGATACTCCCGCCAACGCTTTCTTAATTGTGCGCTTTGCTATTGACACAGCTTGAGGCGTAACCCCAAAATGTGTTGCAATTTTTGTCTGAGGAATGCCCTTACCAAGCATCTTCTTTAATTCAACCGGATCTATTTTTGATATACGCGCCATAATTACTTGATTAATTAAAAAACAAGCTTGATGTAACTTAAGTTAATTAACCCCTCAGTCCTCATCCATTTCAGCCAGTTCGTCCTGGATACCACCTATAAAAGACTGTAAAGATTCCCGTACCTTATCTAAGCCCTGTCTACGAGCATTTATCCATGCCGCTTCGGCTAAAACTTCCCGTCCACTAATCGCTGTTGCTGTCATCTGCTCTGTAGCTCTCGCAGTCCCCGGTTGCTCGCATCCTGTATCACGACCAACAGACAAATGCCGGTTAACCCTGACAGCTAACTCTTCGCTCGTAACACCAAGCACCATAAAAAAATCCCCGCCTTTCATGGCTACCCGTATACCCTGCTCATCGTTACCGTCTTTTGATACGGTTACGGCTTCCACCGACTCCACGCACGCTGGATCAATCCACACATTTTTCTTAATTTTGATTAACATTCTCCCCCTCCATCCCCCTTGGCTCCCGCCTATGAGCTACCTATCATTTTACAGTTATATTTTCAGGCACTTAAAAAATACCCATTTTCCCAAGTTGCTACCTATTTCCTACCCCTTTTCATGATCTCCGCTACCCGATCAGCAATAATCTGTGCAGCTATCACCATTTTCACCCATGTTTCGTCCGGTATGTGCGTGTCTTCGGTCCTCTTGTCGCTCATTATCAACTCTGTAAAGATCCTCCCAGCTACCAGCCTGTATTTCCTCGGCCCTGGCAGCTTGCTCTTTATTTATAACCGATTGCTCATAGCTCAAACTCTCCGGCCCTGAACCATATCCTCCGTCTTCTATGAGAGTATGGCGGCGGCTGATACGATCAG